GAACAACGGCCCGAGCGATGATGAGTGCCGTCTCGTACGTCATGAACGAGTTGTCGGGCACCACGAACAGCTGCTGCTCCTCGAGCAGGTAGTCGACCAGGACGGTTTCGGTCGTCGCCGCCGTAATGGTCAGCTCGACCCGCCGAAAGCCGATCGTGTTGTCGACGAGGGTGTTGGTCGCGGCCGAGATGACCAGGTTGACCTTGGTCCCGACCGGCACGGATACAGTAGTACTGGCTTGAACCTCGTCGCCCTCGTCATCGAGAACGCGATAAGCCAAAGCGGTAGGCGTAAGAGGCCGACCCTCATCATCAATGAGAGGAATGCTCAGAGGCACTTCAGTGGCGGCCCGGTAGACTTTCACACCTGGGCTCCGAGGATCTTGTCGATCAACTCAACGACAGAGCGACCCTTGACGCCCTTCGACTCACCAATGGAGCGAAGTCCGTCGATGCCCCGCTTGTCGGCGATGGCTTCGAGCTGGGCGCGGGTGTAGATCTCGCGAACCTGACCACCCACCAACTCCTTAGCCGGGGTCGTGTCGATCTCCGCAGTCTTCTCGACAGTCTTCGTCTCCGGGACATATGCGGGAGTGGCATTTTCGTCGCCCACCGGGTAGGTGATCGTCTGGGCGGCGATGCTGGAGGGCGAGTCGTGAATTGGATAGGTCGAGGGATGCAGTCGACGACCGTCCTGGTCGTAGCACTCAAGGGATGAGCCGATGCGAAGGGCGGCGCGAAGCGGGATCGTGCCCGTCGACTTGCCGTCCTTGAACAAGTACGTTCCAAGCGGGCCGGTGTACCCTTCCCAACCGGCAGCTTTGATGATTACCGAGACTGGTTCAGCCATTATTCTCACCAAAATCAAAAAGGGGCAGAGGTTTCCCTCTGCCCCTAGTATAAGTCGCTCGTGACTTATTTGCCAACTTAGATGTTGGTCAGACCCTTGATGCGGGCCAGCGACTGGGTGGACTTCAGCGCAACGCCGCAGTACCACTTCAGACGAACGCGCCAGGCATCCTTATTCTGAACGGTGCCGACTTCCTCGACACGGATGCCAGCGGACGGACCGCCGTAGATGCCGTGCAAGCCGTCGAGCTCGTTCAGACGAACCGCGTACACCGAGCAGGTCACCGAGCTTGAACCCTGGGTTTCATTGCCCGGGAGGAAGTCGTTGACGAGGATCGGAACGCCGTTGTGGGTCAGCATCGGACGCGAGAAGTTCTCGAGCTGGAGCATCGAGGCGTCGGTACCACCGCCGATCGTACGAAGGAGGTCCTTGTACGCGCGGATCGTGCCCGAACGCATGACAATCGCGTCTGCGCCATTCGGCACCATGTCGAGCAGCTGGTCGAGCATGCCCAACGTGAGAGCCGCACCGTTGGCACCAGCCGTCATCGTCTGACCGGCGACCGACAGAGCGGCCATACCGTCAAACTCCTTGGCATTGGAGCCCGAGTTACCGATGGCGAGGGTGCGCTCGAACTTGCGAGCGAGAGCCTTGCCCTTGAGCGCAATCTGAACGGCCAACTGGTCGTTCGTATCGCCCATGGTTTCCATGAGGAACTTGTCCACGTCCACATCGCCCGCGAGGATGCGAAGGTTCGTGGTGACCTCAGTAAACGTGGCTGCGCCTTCGTTCACCGTGTCGTTCGGATCAAGGAAGTCACCTTCGGAGATGCTGTTCTCACGATTGTAGACGTAAGCCTTGCCGTTGACAGGCACGAAGGGCAGGACATTGAACACGCTGTCCTTGGTGATGATCTCTTCGATCACACCGCGAACGAGCTCATTTCGGGAGAGCTTTGCAGCTTCCGCCTTCAGAAGAGCCATGTAATCCTACTCCTTGCAAGAAAAAACCTAACGCGCTGGTGGGAAACAACTAAGTCACCCATGGCTTACATTCTACAGCCTTGAAGTGATAACTGTCTACTACGGGCGCGCAAACTTCTTAAGACCGCCTGAGCGAATTGCATCAGCGATACGACTTACCCCGGAAGTATTCCCGGCTGGGTCGCTCGACTTAGTTTTCACTCCGGCAGTGCCCGAGTCCGCTCCCTGCTTGATTTTTGCCTTCAGAAGCGCGTCTCGGTCCGGATCAACTTCCACGAGCTTCTTGAGGGCGGCGTCAAACGACAGCGGATTGCCCTGACCGTCGACGAGCGGCGCACGACCCTCGCTGCCGGACGGCTTGTCATAGGCGATGACACGTCCTTCGGCATCACGTTCGAAGTGCGAGCCGTAAACGGTCCGCGCCTTCGACGGGGTCAACACCAACTCATCAGCAATGAACTTCGAGCTCGAAAAGGCCTGACCCACGGTCAGCTGGTCAATCTGACCGGCGTAGGCACCCAGCTTCTGGTTAAGCTCCTCGATCTTCTGGGCAAGCGTCTGCTTTTCCGCAGTGTGGGCGTCAAGCATTTGCTGGCGAATCTTGTCCCATTCGCCTTTCTTTTCCATCTGCTTGAGTTCCGCATCGCGCTTTTCCTGGACCAGCTTCCGGACATCCTCCGGATTCAAGCCTTCCCAGTTCTTCAGCTGAGTGGAGTACTCAGTGAGCTTGGACTCAAGCTCCTTGATCTTCTCCTTGCGGCTCATGGATTCGCGAAGAAGCTCTCGCTCCTTGTCGGTCATCCCACCAGCATTCTGGCTCCCGCTGTCTCCAGCAGGGTCAGAACTTGCCGCAGGAGCAGCGTTGGATCGTCCAGCATCACCGTCCGGATTCTGGTTGGTGACGTCGGGCGCGCCATTGCTCCCTTCAGTTGCACTTGCTTCAGTCGTCATCGCTTTGACCTCTCTCTTGGTCGAACTTCGCCCAGTCTCTCGGGCTTTACACTATTCCCGCTCAGGGTCTGCGGTCGTGCCAAGTGGCTCTGGCTGTACCGCGCCCTGAGTGGGCTCCTGGGAGTCGCCGATATCGTCCGAATCGCTACTGGAGTCCACTGAGGACTCGAGCATGTCTTCGACCGACTCCGGCCACTCCATCAACTCTTTGTCGATCTCCGCCCGCTCGGCATCGGAGATGACCGGCAGCATCTTGTCGACCAGCTTACTCATCTGGATGCGGCGAATGATCGCCGGGGCGCTGATCTTCTGGAGCTTCGCCGCCATGTCGAATTCATCCACGAGCCCGCGTACGTCGAACGTGTCGGAATACTTGATCCACCGGGATCGATCCGTGTCTGGCGCGATCGCATCGCCATTCCAGAGCATCACCAGTTCGACGATCTCCTGCTCCGCGCTCTCGAGGGAGTGTGCCTTGGTGCTCAGGAGGGCATTGATGCGCTCGAAGTCGTAGGCTTTCGCCACGCCCGAGCTGTTGTCGATGCCCATCGAGTTGTCTTGCTTGGTACGCTCGCCCGCCATGCCCACCGAGTGGTAGATCTCGTTGATCACCTGCCGGATGGCCGTGATGATCACATCCACCTGCTTGGGGTCGGGCGATAGAAATTCAGGCGCAACGCCGGCTTCGGCGTTGTAGAGGAAGATCCTCTTGGTGCCCATCTCTATAAGCTTATTCTTGGTCTGCTCTTCCTCGCCTGGCATGAGGGCTTGAGCAGGAATAGCCAGCTGCGAAAAGGTCTGATCTTGGATGATGGCATCCAGGTTACTGAGGTAGTTCGCAACCGCCCGGTCCTGGTACGCAATGTCGTTGATCAGCGACGGCGCGTAGTAATCGCTGTAGTGCTCGACATGGTCGTGAACGATGACCGGCACCCTTCCGAGATCGTGGGTGCCCTCTCCCAGCTTCGTAACCGTATAGCGGTACGAATCGACTTCAGTGACGATGACGTCGACCGGCACTTCGTCGCCCTGCTTGTACTCACTCAGCTGGTAAAGAACCCAGCCGGTGCGAGTCCACAGGCGCAGTCGCTCCTCAACGTCGCCCGATGAATTTTCGAAATCCGAGTCGTCGCGGTAGGTTTCCCGGATCAGGATCCAGTTGAGCTCGTCGTTTTCATCGAAGCTCATGTCCACCGCGTCAATCGGGTTGACGATGTAGGCAAAATTGCGGATTCCTGCCCGGCGGGCATCGGCAACTGAAATCGGCCCTGCGACCTGGTTCGTGGAGTCGACGACGATATAGACCCGCCCCATGATTGACGCCTGCTTTGAGACGTTCCTCATGAAGTAGTCGATGTCCATGCCGTCCTTGGTCGTCTGCATCCAGAATCGGATGACGCTCTGGGGAACGTTGTCGACGCCACGGGCAATTTGGGTGCGGAACAGATACTTGTTGATCAGGTCAACCACTTCGCGGCTATGGTTGAAGCGGTATGCACGGGCCTTGCGGGCCTCGTACTCTTCCTCGCCTTCCTTCCAGTACTGGAACAGGTTCTGATCGAACCACTCGCGTCCGCCGTCGTAGCAGACACGCAGGAATTCCCAGTGCTCGAGCCGGTCGTCGTACTCGGGGTGTCGTCGCAACAGGGCTTTGGCGAGTGCTTTCTCTGACATAAGA